GTTCCTTCATACAATGGTCTACCAACATCTGATGCGCGAGGTGCAACTATTTGCATCGAACGCAAAAGTTTGAGACTATCTGAACAACCAGCGGTTCTTAAAGAACCTGCTAGTGGAGGAGTTGAAGTTGTCACGTTAATGAATGCAGCAGATCTTGGTGCATTCAAAATTGTAAATATTATGACAACTGGTCAACGAGTTAACAACATCCAATTCGTGTACACTGCGGATAAAGGATGGAGACAAGATCTCAACAATGTTGATGTCGTCACTACTTATGACTTTCAGAATTTTAAAGATGATGCCATGCTCTCTAGATTGGATTATAAATCATCGACCGCTACGCTCAACGCGACTATGTTTAATAATACTGGTTATGTTGTGGAATCACAATTTAATCCAAACATTATTTGGCAACAGGATTTTCTGTCTTTATGCAGATCTCACCCTGAACACGCATATCAAATAGCAGCTATTCATGCTGCAAAGAATCGCAATCGTAAGATGGTTAAAGTCGGAGATTGGAAGAATTTCGATCAACATCATATGCGTGAGATTGAACGTCGTTGCGGTATGTCTATGGACGATATTGGTATTGACCCTCGTGGTGGAATACAAATATTGGAGCTTGGTCGTATTAACAGTAATGTGAACCTGAATATAGATTTTGATTTTAATCAAATCTTAAACTTGAGTAGTAAATCATACACTGCTCCAGCAAGACAAGGATCCTTTTCAGTTCAACGATTGAATACTGTTTCACCCAAGTGGTGTACATCTGGATCCTCTAACACTCAACCTGGTACATATGGGCAATATGCTTGTTATCTTGCATATACCGCAGTTGATGGTTCTACCAAGTTGATGCCTCTCCATGAGAATGCTTTACCAGGTACGGAGTTTACAGCTCTGAAACCCCTTTATGACACGTTATGGACATCTGATATGACAGCGTCGATTCGCATGTTTGAGGGTTTATCCCTTAATCCTGATGTTTCGGTTAGTTATATGCTGATTGCCAATAAAACTATTGTTGGCACTGAGATTCAACCTGCTATGAAATCACCGTGGACTGGTCTGCAAAGACCTGGTCCACCACCTGATATTTTGGCAATGAATCAATTGATGGACGTGTTTTATGAGATGAAAGATAGTATGCCAGCATCAATGAATTTTCTTGGTGGTGTATTAGGCTTAATCGGTAGGGGTATTGCGGCTGTTGGTAAATCAAACATATTGGGTACTGTTGGTAGTTTGGCGTCTCGTGCGCAGAAAGCTATCGGTGGTGCACAAGAAAGCTTAGAAGAAGAGGGTATGTCTAAGAAACAGGTTCTCAACAAGGTTAAGAAAGAGAGAGCAAAAGTTAACAAGGCTATTGAAAAGCAAGGTAGTGCTACAAAAGCAGAAGGTGCTAAGATCAAGAAATTGGAGCAACGTATAGCGCAACTTACCTTAATGGTTCAAAAGAAAGCGCCAAAGAAGAAATCTTCACCTCCAAAGCCTAAATCCAAGTAAACTTGGGCAGACTATGCATCCGGCCGTCTGTTATTTTTATTAGTGGTTTTCCGGATTTCCACATTTATATTATTATTTACTTAATTTGGACCTCTAGGGGCCAAAAAAAAAAAAAAAAAAGAAAAGGAAAGGAAAAAAAAAAACACGCCCCTCTCTCGATTGAAAGGAAAGAGGGGGCCCTGCCTATCTTTAGGGTGTTTCAAATGAATTTTGTGAAACAACTTAATAAGGGTTATATGAAGTTTGTGGATGAAGATAAATTGAAACAATATATAAATCGTGGTTTCAATATAGATGATATGTGGTTTTATACAACTGAATATTTGCGCAAGTTACAACTTAAATTCCCCAACAAAGATGCTGAGGTCTATGAAGTCTTGAATTATGATGATATTCAGATTTTATCTGATGTCATGTACAATCAAGGCAAAGTACAGGCAGGTGCTAAAGCGAGAGATATGTTAAAAGATCATAATATTGATGAAGCATTGATAGATGCTTTCATAAAGAGGTTGTGGTCAATGTTGACCAATCCTGACGATTTTTTAAAATATAAAGATATTGAAGCAGAATGGGATGATTCTTGTCATACATTTGTTCAATTTCATATGAAGAAGCAGCCTAAAGAAGTTAGAACACCTGGTTATGATGGGATTTTTAAAGCAGGTCAAGGTGTTTCAGCATGGTCCAAGATGTATAACATTATGATATCTGGTATGATCAGATATTTTAGTTATATTATGACACATAGTGACAAGGAATATATACAAAATTCTTACGGGTTATCTGATAAGGATTTATCTGCGCAAGTCAAGAAAATGGCTGGTCACACTGTTAAGAATAACAACATTAAGAAGGTTGTTAATGATTTTAGTGAATTCGATAGTGCTCAAGATGAAGTGTCGATATTAGCATTTGCGTTTTATCTCAGGAAATTAAATTTTCCGGATAAGATTATAAGGTTTTATGTCAAACTCAGATTGAGATGGAATATGGCATTAAGATCGTCATGTTTGGGTGTCCAGACAATAACGATACTTAAAGGTACTGAAAAGAAACACAGTGGAGAACCAGCAACTTTAGATGGGAATACATGGTTTAACAAAGCAGTTATCGGTGTTTGTGTGAACATTGTCAATCCTTACTTTTTAGGTTTTAAAGGTGATGATTGTATTATGATTGCAGATGAAGTTGTTATAGTCCGTAAGGGCTTAACAACGATGTGGCAATATTTAGGTTATAAATTTAAGATAAATTTCGTTAAATATGCAGAATATATTGCTAACATTATAACACCAGAAGGGTTTTACCCTGATCTTATTCGTAGGGCTAGTCGAGTTATATCTAAAATATACTCTGACAAAGCAGACTGGGATGAAATAAGGCAATCAACAGCCGATGCGTTAGCTGTTATACCAAATGGTTATTCTGACATGGGTAACAAATTTCTAGTTCAGCATTATAAGGAACAACATATAATGATAACTGAACATGATTGTGACGTTTTGAGGAAATTTTTGCAAGATGTAGTTGTTAATGATGCTCATGAACCAACGGATATTGAGCAATATTATCAACATGTAGCTAATTAAAATTATCCTTTTCTTATTTGTTACTCAAGTAACGTCAAACAAACAACAAACAAACAAACAAACAAACAAACATTTATTTATTTATTTATTGTTTATTATGGCTACAGTAGATATTACACCACAAAATGGTGAGGATTCTGATTTTGATTTATTGCAACGCAATGAAGAGTCTATAATCCCAGTTTCGAAAACTGAGGTTAAAGCTCAGACTAAAGCGTTTATTACTAAATGTCTCCACCCGCCTTCGT